ATATTGGAGACCTGCAAGTCACACAAGCTAAGATAGCTAATGATGCTATTAATGGAGCTAAGATAGCAGACAATGCCATCGACAGTGAACATTATGTTGATGGATCTATCGATGCTGCACATTTGGCAGACAATTCTGTCACCCAAGCTAAGATGGCAGACGATTCGGTTGGTTCTGCAGAGATGAAGTCATTATCAACATTAAAAATAATTGCATCTGATGGAATAACAGTCCTTAAAACAATACATGGAGCCGGAGCATAGATTATGGCCGTTAGAACTCCTTTAAAGTTGGCTACTGATGATTTACAAGTGATGGATACTGCTGATACGAACGCTATAATTGCGAGAACAGTTTATCTATACTTCACAGATCCTTCTGTAACTCTGGATATCGGCTCCAACACGGAAGGCACATTCACTGCGATGATTGACAGTAGAACTAAGGCTGGTGCAGCTGCAACTCATGTCAGTTCATTCCCAACAGAAGCCACAACGGCAGAACCGAGCACGTTGAATGTATCATGGACTTCTTTAGCAGAGGAGACTGTGGCCGGATTATCAACTGTCAGTGATACTAATAATATCAAATTTCCTGTTTATCTCAATGCCAGTAATAACATAGTTGCAATGACTCTACAGGATATGTATGACACATTTATACATACTACTATAGATAATATCATATCATCGCAGCCATATAAGTCACACAAATTTGGTGGCACTGGTCCTGCTGGATATACACAACTTGCCGTTACGCCAATATTTTTTGATACTAGAGCCGATACTAGTTTATATACAGCAGGTGGCATCACAGAAGCGCTCGACCAACCGAAGGGAATTAGTCTTTATCAACTATGGCAAAAAGATGCGGTCGACAGTGCATATACATCTAATCCTATGTATATTGATTCTGATGCAAACTTGCGTCAATACAGTGGTGCTGAATTTGATGTTATAATGAAGGCTCTGGTTAGATACGCCGCTGTGAATTTAACGTCACATAAATTGAGATTCTTTATTAACGGTACTGGTACTACGTGTGGTGAAGCTATGATAGATACTAAACTTGATGGTTCCGGTAATTATAATCAGAGGTGGGTTAACGGTAACGATTACCGAGCTCAAGAGTTTCCAGATGGAACACCTCAAACAATCACAACATATTATTTAAAAGCGAGGAAGGTCTAATGTCAGACATCATGCAATCTATACGATTCATAAATAGAGAACAGACAACTATAGAGGTTTTGTATGAACGAGAAGATGGAGTCGTATATCCTCATATATTTGAGGTGGATGACCCTGAGTTTGATGAACTCGGTATGGATATCGAAACAATAGAGGCAGACACACGAGCGTATAATAGAGCATCATTCGAAGAACATAAGAGATTCTTTGATCAGCGAGTTGCAGAAGCTGTCCTGTTAGAGACGAATGCATCTAATAGTGTAGCATATATACTAAATTCTAATGACAACACTGATGCAGTCTTCAAAGCAAAAATATCTGCGATGGAGACTGATGTAATTAAATCATCCGATGATAGGCAGCTAAAGCAGGAGTTGAGAAAGGCTAAAACCCTAATTGATGTATATAGTATCGCTTTAAGATTTTAAATGAATATAATTTTTGTTAAATGGGGTAGTAAATATTCCAGTGATAATGTCAATGAATTATATAAACAACTGAAGGTACATGCAAGTGATGACTATACCTTCAGTTGCTATACTGATGACCCCTATGGTATTGATGATAATATCAATATAATCCATATCCCCAAAAGTCCAACTCTTAAAGTTTGGTGGAATAAACTTAGAATGTTTTCGAGTGAATTTCCAGTATCCGGAAAATGTATGTTTTTTGATATTGATTCTGTGATAAATTCAAACCCATTCGACGTTTTAAATGAAGTTGATTTTGATAAACTCACTCTGATCAATTGCCATTGGAAGAGCCACGATAGATACAATATAAGGCATAATTATGATGTTAAGATAAACAGTTCAGTTATAACTTGGACTGCCGGGAACCATATTGATATGTGGGATCATTTTTATAATAACAATCGTGATTATTTTCTAAGAAAGTACGTAGGTATAGATAGATTCATAGTACATGAGTCATTTGAATATGAAACCTTTCCTGTTGAATTTATACAGTCATATAAATACCAGAAAGAAATAGATTATGATCCGTGTGTGATCACATATGAGGAAGTTGATTTTAATGAATGCCGAGATATTGTATCGATCACTTAAAATTATAGAAAATGTATATGACGACTCTATGTATGATGAAGATGATTTTTATAGAATTAAGGATATCATACATTCGTTAGATAAAAACCACTGGGATAGTAAGCAGTGGTTGGCTGATATACTTGGTGCATTATACATGCATAGTGCGGGGTCAATATATATCGGTGGTGGCTGGTATGGTCTTCTAGCTCATCTTTTAAGAAAAGAGTTTCCCCAAAGTGAAATGAATATAACATCAGCTGATATTGATGGGTATTGTGAGAAAGTTGCCTGGCGGTTATTTCCTGAGAGTGATACACAATTCAAAACTGAAGACATGATGAATGCAGACCTGAGTGCATATTCTATAGTAGTATCGACCTCATGCGAACATGTTGAAAGGGATGATCTGGAGAAATTTATCAGAAGCAAACCGTCGAATACATGGGTCGTCCTCCAATCAAACAACTTCTTTGATCTCACATCACACATCAATTGTCACAATTCATTAGAAGAATTTACTGAATGGGTTGATGAATCTCTCAGCGAGCGCGTGGTATATAGTGGTATGCTGGAGCTAGATGGTTTTGAGAGATATATGGTAATTGGCCGATGAAATCGAGAATACTATTCAGCATCTTTATTGATATACCACCAGGTGATCTAGATAATCCAGGATGGTATGATGCAGATGGTGTACTACAGACTGTGAATAAAAGCTCTGACACTAAAGAAGCACTTCTTAAATACTACCCTCATATAAAAGACTCTCATATAAAATATGCGGATGATATCGGTGTGGAATATAAACTCCATGGTTATGACGATCAATATGCAGAATTCTTAAATAAGTTTAAAGTATCATATCCAATGATATCAGTTTATGATATCATTAACTTCTATAAACACCATCTAATGTTATATTATGCAGATTTATACGATGAAGTATGCTATATTGATTTTGATGTTATCCCAAATACGACAGAGTCTATATTTGATTCATTCGATCTCGATAAGTTTTTTGGATGTGCAGAATCAAATGAAGAAGCTGGTTGGGGCAAGAATGTGGATCCTAAGTACTATAATACATGTATCCGAAACCCATCATCCAAATATTGGAATTGTCATGCTATGTTAGATGAATGTGGGTACGAACCAGACACTGATGTTTTTAACACAGGTATAATGATAGCATCTTCATCACAAATAAAGAATCTGGCATATTTTAATAAATTTGATGAAACTCTGGATTTAATGTCTGTCGTTAAAAACGATTCCGATTCAATATATCCCATGAATATACAGCGAGTGTTCAACTATGATAACGAAACGGTTTTTGCTTATATGAGAATAATCAATGGTGTTGATATACACTACTTAGATGATGATTGGCATCATAGGGTAACAAATGATATCATCAGAAATCGTAAAGCAAAGATGCACCATGTAATTAACAAGAAGTTTAGCAGGTTCTTCAAATGATAGTATTTTGTGTGAGGATAGGTGATAAATATGGCCCAGAATATGAGACATACATCAATGATAAATTATCTAAATATGATGTGCGCTGGATCAGAGAACCAATTAATTCTAGTATAAGGTTGCAATGGAACAAAATGCTTCCTATGTCACTGGATATAGATGAGCCTGTGTGTGTTATGGATATAGACGTCATATTGGTGAACGACTATGAGCAGATATTCGACCACCCTATAGAACGCGGTGAATTTTTAGGAGCTCCTGATTGGTGGCAGGATAGAGACGATTATCATCTGAACGGTGGCTTCTTTAAATACTATCCAAGCGATTGTAAATACATATACGATAAGTTCATGGATGATCCCAAATATTGGCAGATGCATTATATAAAGAATGGAACGACTATTGGGCCAGTTAACGGCGAGCAGTACTTCGTTGAGGATTCAGTTAATGAAAGGTTGACATTAAAATTACTTCCGGATGCATGGTTCACTCGATATAGGAATGATGAACCTATAGGGTGGTTGATTGACATTAATATGCTATATGTAAAACGTACAGGAAATGATTACTTGAAGTTGGATGTATTTCACCCAGATATAAAATTCATTCATTATACATTTGCAAGCAATAAACCAAGATGACACCTTATATTTTTAACATCGGATTAAACCGTGCTGGAACAAACTCATTAACCGAAGCATTAAATATATTAGGCATACCTTCTATTCATTATATGTCAGAGGATGGAAGGCAGTTATTAAAACTAGCTAATGATAATACACGTGATAATAAAGATGTGTTTGATTCTTTAGATGTTGACTATAGAGGATTTAGTGATTTTGCTGGTGAGTTATTTCTCGACTCTTTATACACACAATATCCAAATAGCAAGTTTATACTCACCAATAGGAATCCAGAAGCATGGGTAAAAAGCAAAACGTTCTTATGGGAAGTATTAAAACAAGAAACGCCTGTTGAATGTACCATTGATGATTACTATCATAAGGTTGATATAATAAGATACTTCTTTAAAGATAAACCAGATGACATTTTTCTGGAACTTAATATTTGTGAAGATGGTGGGTCGGACACATGGAATCAACTTTGTTCTTTCTTGGATAAGGATGTTCCTGATATCGAGTTTCCAAGACTTCATGAATCATATAAACGTTAGGAGCAGAGTGTGAAAAAATTTTATAAAAGAGTTAAACCAAGGGATGATAAGTTCATATACTGATGAAAATATTAGGATTTAGTGAGGGGTATCATGATGCAGCGGTAACGTATGTTGAAGATGGTAACATATTATATGCGTCCCACGCAGAAAGATATTCTAGAAAAAAGAATGATCGATCATGTCATAAAGATCAGTTCGTTATGAATTGGGATATGTCGATTCTTTATGAAAGTCCTCTTCGGAAAAACACTCGTCGACTCTTTTCAGGTCAAGGATGGAAACGACATAAGTATTCGGTAGATCCTGATATGTACTCAACCCACCACAAATCCCATGCTGCAGCAGGTTATTATACTGCACCATTCGACGACTGTAATATAATTGTTATTGATAGTATTGGTGAGTGGGATACGGTATCCATATGGGATAATATGAAGAAGATCTATTCTAAGAAATATCCATATTCGCTTGGATTACTTTATAGCGCAGTAACGCATCACATCGGTCTAAAGCCTAATGAGGATGAATACATTACAATGGGTATGGCTGCATACGGCGAACCTATATTAGACCTATCATATCTTCTTGAAGAAAATAACCACAAAGGTATACTAAAGAATCATTACCCCACCGCACGTAAAGAAGATTGGGCGGCATCTGTACAAACGATATATGAGCAAGAGCTACTTAAGTTAGTTGATATGTGCCCAAAGGATAACCTAATTATAATGGGGGGTTCTGCATTAAACTGTGTAGCTAATTCTAAGATCCGAGGTAAGAACATTTGGATAATGCCGAATCCTGGTGATGCTGGTAGTTCCCTTGGTGCTGCGGCCTTAGCCTATGGAGATAAGCTTAATTGGGTAGATACATATCTGGGATATAACATAGATAGACAAATAAATGCAAAAGATGTCGTTGATCATTTAATTAAGCATTCTGTATGCGGTGTTGCTAACGGTAGGGCTGAGTTTGGTCCTCGTGCTTTGGGCAATAGAAGTTTATTGGCTGATCCACGAATGGATATTAAAGATACCCTTAATGATATTAAAAGACGTCAGAGATTTCGTCCGTTCGCTCCGGCAATTCTAGAAGAGTATGCAGATGATTATTTTGAAGGTCCAATGAATGAGTATATGCAATTCACCTCAAAGGCATTACATGATCATGACGCGTGCACACACGTAGATGGTACCGCTCGGGTACAAGTAGTTAAAAAAGATTGCAATAGCATTATCCGGCCTATATTAGAAGAATGGTATGAACGGACTGGATGTCCTATGCTAATAAATACGTCACTAAACATTAAAGGCCAACCAATTGTTAATAATTGGGCTGATGCTGAAGATTTTATAAGGGAGTATAATGTTAAAGTTTTTTAAAAAAATAAAAATCGAATTAATCTTATTTAAAATAAAAATACAAAACAAGTTCAAAAAGAAAAAACGGGAATTGGATCGAAACTTTATATATGAAAATGATGAAGAATAAAAAACCCATACTAATAGCTGGTGGGTGTTCATGGACTGAAAAGGACTATGTTTCTTTCATTAAAACGGTCCCCGACGAATTGCGTGGCCCGTGGCCGATGTGGCCTGAGTTACTAGGGGATCGTATTGGAGATGTCGAGGTAATCAATACCGCGTTATCTGGTAGCGGTAATAAGAGAATTTTAACCGCTGTATTTAATGAAATTATTGAGCATGGGGATGATGTTGAATATGTCGTGATTATGTGGAGCGATATAACTAGATTTGATCTAGGAGCTAATAGGCTACAGCCTTCCTTAAATCACTATAATAGAGAAAAATTATTGAATCAGCAAAACCGTATTGCAAAACACACACAATTAACTAATTCAGCATTGGCTGAAATAATCAATAGTGTGATCTCTACACATGAATTAGAGAAAAATTATATTGATCACTGTACACAAGTATTACTATTGAATGAATATTGTAAAAATAAAAATATAAAATTATTGATGATGAGTGCATTTGGTATGGTTAATCATCGTGGATTTAATGAACAATTAATCTCATATAAGGGAAATAGGTTCAGAGTAGATAATTTGTATAGAATAATACTGGGATCCGAACATACTCACGCAGTAGGGGAAACGGGTACTTATTGGGGATGGCCAGTTGAGTTTGATTTAGGAGGACGTGATATTAATAACCATTCTATGATAAAGAATATAGAGGATGGCAGCATTGATCTAAAATGTGTGATTCATGACGACGACAATCACCCTAATGCATATGGACAAGAACTCTTATCGGAAAATATATTTAAAATAATGAGTGATATGGGATATGTTTGATACAAAAGATCTTACTGCTTGGGTAGATCTGTCAACTAAATGTAATGCAGCTTGTCCACAATGTCATAGAACGAATCCAAAGAACCTAAAAAAAGTTGATTGGCTTCCACAAATAGAATGGTCGTTAAGTACATTTAAAAAAGCCTTTCCTGTTGAATCCTTAAACATTTACTCTAGGTTCCAAATTTGCGGGACATGGGGTGATCCGTTGATGTGTGATGATCTTCTTGATATTGCCAAATATATAATCGATAATTCGAATGCTGATATTATATTAAATACAAATGGTTCACTTAAACATACTGACTGGTGGTGGGAACTAGGAGTGATAGGGGATAAGAGGTTAACTGTATATTTCACAATAGATGGTATAAATCAGGAGCAACATTCAAAGTATAGAACTAGAACAAGTCTGCGAAATATATTAAATAATATGTGCGTTTTATCTAACACCAATGCAATAGCTAACGCATTCACAGTCATATTTAAACATAACGAAGAGAATGTACTTGATATCATAGAGTTGGTCAGATCCAATGGCGCAGAGCACATATTCATAGTTCCATCTAATAGATTCAATACTGTAGGGGATGGATTTATTTATTTTGATAGAGGAATTAAAAATACTTTATATGTATCCTCCTTCCCAGAAACAATCGATATTAAGCTCAAAGATTATAATGTGAATAAATTAAGAGATATGCTAGGAATATGACATTAAATATAGAATGTGAATGGGGTAAAGAAAATACGGTAGTAATCAATCCAGATGGACAAGTTGTGCCTTGCTGTTATTACGCTAATAATATGTTCTTATATCAGAATAAGCCTGTCGACAATCCAAATTATATAAAGCTACATCCTTATGATGAAATAGAGGATCAATTATATCATCTAAATAGGGTATCCTATAATTATGGCCAGGATCTGTTAGGTAGGGAATACTCAAAATATAAAGACGAATTAAATATATTTAATTATTCAATGCAAGAAATATTAAATCATAAATGGTATACTGAGATATTACCAAAGTCATGGTTAAGTGAAAAGACTTGTACAGTTATATGCGCAAGGAATTGTAATAATGTCTGATATCATAACAAAAGACTCCTATGGTGTATTAGCACCATGCAATGCCCCTTTTAATAACATGTACTTTACGGTTACTGGTCAGGTATCGCCTTGTTGGAAAACTGTAGGATCATGTGATCACTGGAGTGAAGAACGTTCTATCTCTGATATATGGAATGGACAGAGATTTACACTTTATAGAGAAAACTTAAAGAAGCGTATATTCTCTACTAGATGTATTGAATGTAAGAATGAAATGGATGATGAGGTATGGCCGCTGGCTCGAGCGTATGAACAATTCCCCCTTAATGATAATGGTTACCCATCCCTTATGGAATTAGAACTATCTAATAAATGTAATCTTGAATGCGTTATGTGTAGTGGCAAACTTAGCTCCGGAATTAGGAAGAATAGGGATAAACTTCCACCATTAGCTGAGATATACACTGATGCATTTGTTGATCAATTGAAGGGATTCATTCCTCATCTGACAGAACTACGTTTTAATGGGGGAGAACCATTTGCCCAAAAGATTGTATTAGATATTTGTGATGTAGTTGCAGAGATTAATCCCGGATTAAAGATTAACATGGCAACTAATGGTACTGTGATTAATAAAAGGGTTAGGCATATTATGGCAAATAACAATTTGCATCTTAATATATCCATTGATAGTTTAGTTCCTGCATTATATGAAGAGATTAGGATCAATGGTAAATTCAATAAGCTTATGACTAACACTGCCATATTTGCAGATTATTGTAATGATAATAAACGCGATTTATCTATTATGGTTAACCCCATGAGGAACAATTGGGAAGATATGGTAAATTTTGTGAAGTTCAGCGATGATATAAATTCTAATTTATGGTTCAATACTATACTATACCCTAAGCAATATGCTATATGGAATCTTCCTACAGATGAATTGAAGATGGTATATAACAAGATGAAAGACCAACTAAATGAGCTGGATAAGTCATTGAGTAATTATAGTATATTTGAGCATTTGGTTGATAATCAAATAAAGAATTGGTTATTAGATAGTTATCTTATATCACATCCAGTTTAAATTTTTCAATCTTCTTGGTGGCATGCTCATTAAATATATAACCAAGATCAGTACCCACTTCGAATACCTTTAAGAATCTTCTATACCTTTCATCGTAGTCTGAGTTTTCATTAGTCCATTCAAATCCAAAGTCATCATATAGATCCCTATGGTTATGATCAAGTGGTGTGTTATTATCAATCAACATCATGTGTGGCGAGACTTCAGTGGTAGATGCATATCGCCTAAACTTCTTCAGCATATCTAAGGTCTCATTAAAATCATCTGCAGTCTCTGTTGGATACCCTACAATGAGCAAGAACCTCATCCTTATACCACGATCACCAATATTAGTGATAAACCATTCTAAATCATCGTCACTAAACTTCTTCTTCATATGATAACGCACATCTTCTGAACCTGATTCAATCCCTATTGTCAGGCAGGTACACCCAGAGTTCGCAAGATTATCAAAGTCAGCTTCTTTGAATGTGCCTTTAGGCCTAATAATAAATTGACCACCCCATTCAATTTTCTTATCAACAGCAGCAAGGGCAGCGCATAAGTCTCTAAAATGCTTCATGGACCCATTAACTAAGGAGTCAGATAATACTATAGAATTAAAACCTGTCTGCTCTGCGACTGTGTGTATATGCTCCGCCACTCGATTACCACTAAGGAATCTGTATTTTGGCCATATAGATGCAACGTCACAAAACGTGCAAGCTCGTACACATCCTCGCGAACCCGATATGACAGCGTTATTATAAGCAGGATAATCCAAATCAGAATAATCTGGTGGTGGTAATATAGCTAGGTCTGGTATCTGTACTGCAGGTCTTCCATTAATGCCCGGATAATACTTATTTCCACGTAGGTATTCTAGTAGTGCTTGTTCACCTTCGCCTACTATATAATCACCATGAGTCCAACCTATTTGAACACCAGATCCACCATATATAACATTATCATATTCACTACCTAACTCTAGAGCAAATTCAACTTGTTCATATGAGAATACTGAAATTCCTATATATTTTGATTTGTATTGTGACATAATTAGGTGTATCATATCAATATCACCTATCTGATTACCGTCGATGGTCTTTACACTAAACCCATGCTGCTCGATAAATGCCTTGAGAAAACCTAAAGCTGGGGATGGTGTATCTTTATCCATTTCAGGTAAAGATACTATGATAATATCATACACTTTGATGGAACACAAATTCACCAAATGCACCCACAATATGTATGCGATCTTCTTTAGATGCGTTAAGGGCTGTATGGGGTTTGGTGGTGTCCATTATGTAAGCTTCCCCTGTTGCTGGTAGGTGAATTTGTGTTCCATCAATAAGTAGAAAGCAGTGGGGGTTTGTGACGATAGGAATGTGTAGTCGTTTAGTATTATCAAAATGCCAGTAATAACAGGTCCTTGGCTTCATTTTCATTACACGAGTGCGCAATAATTTATGCTCATCCATTATAGAGTTAATATACGGAAGTGTATCAAACAGATTGATACTATATTCTGCCTCATTACTATCAACATGTAGGTAGTTTTGATCGATTGTTGGGCTAATAGGATCCATATCAAGATAACTACCCTGCAAGTATATTTGATTGTCATACTCTGGGAGTGTTAATAACTCTTCTTTTATCATATCTAGATCGTATTGCATGTATCCCATCTCATTATAATTGCTTATATTATATATATTACCCCTCTCTCCCGGAGCACTTTAATATTATAACATACTTTTACTTAAAAGTCAACTTTTATTTCCATTATAAATAATTTATCACAACTGAATGAGAGTAATTATATGTCTGAATTAACACAAAATCGCAACAATCCTTTAGTACAAATTGAAGAGACTGGTATGTTTCTTCTAATGAAGAAGATAGACGAAGAGTCATGTGCAGCTGCAATTAGGTTCATCTTGACCCATAACGCCCAACCCAATACTGACTTAGACCACCTGACATTGATCGTCAATTCTCCAGGCGGATCGGTGCATGCGGGTCTCGCTTTGATTGATGTTATGAAGGGATCTAAGATTCCTGTCCATACAGTCGGTTTAGGCCTTATTGCATCATGTGGACTTTTAATCTTCATGTCAGGTGAGAAAGGTCATCGTACTTTGACGCCTAATACATCCATTCTATCTCATCAATATTCTTGGGGTGGATCAGGTAAGGCACATGAATTATTTGCCCGCCAGAAAGAGTTTGAAATGGCAGATAAGCGCCTACTTGAGCTATATAAGAAGGCCACTGGACTGAATGAAAAGACGGTGAAAGAGAAATTATTGCCTCCCCATGACGTATGGTTGTCTGCTGCCGAGGCAAAGAAGTTTAAATTATGTGATCATGTTAAAGAAATGAAATGAATTTTATTATAAATATAACAGTATTAAAATAATAATCTATTCTAAGGAAATGCCATGGCAGTAGTTGCTAATCTGATGGTGGATCAAGGTACAGACTTTGAGACAACTATAGACATCTCAGGGTCAGACGGTAACCCAGTTAATTTGACTGGGTATACTATTGCTGGACAGGTCAGGAAAGCATATACTTCAAGTACTGCTTATAATTTCATTGCAAGTGTGACTTTTCCAGAGACAGGCACTGTTAACATTCAACTCACAAACGCATCAACTTCTAATATGAAGGCTGGGCGGTACGTATATGATGTCGAGATGACATCCCCAGCTGGGGTTAAAACTCGAGTGATTGAGGGCATATTAGAAATTACTGCTGAGGTAACCCGCTAATGTCTATAACTGCAACGTTACGTAACACAAATGGGACTGTCGTGAAATTGCGTGGCCAAAATACGATATCAGCAACGTCAATGCAAATTGGCACTAGCCCTAAATTAACATCTATGACTGATGTCGATGTAACAGAATTGTCAGAAGGTGCTTTATTAATATATGATGCCACAACTGGAAAATTCCACACCAAACCCGAATTAGATAATTCGGCCACAATAGTCAATGGAGGCAAATATTAATGGCCACTGTAATAAAAATCAAAAACTCTGGTACCTCTGGCTCCCCCTCGGCTATTGGAACTGGTGAATTAGCATATTCATACCTCACGGGAACGCAAGCCAATGGCGGCGATCGTGTCTATATTGGTACCGGAACTGAAACTGCTGGCGTGGCTGCTAACATTGATGTTATCGGCGGTAAGTATTTTACTGATAAATTAGATCACACTCTTGGTGTCCGAACAGCAAATTCTGCTGCTTTACTAGACGCTTCTGGTAAGATCGATGTATGGGATGTAGATAACCTAAAGTTAGATGGTAATACTATATCATCAACAAACACTAACGGTGATATAAACATCACACCGGCCGGTGCTGGTAGTATTATATTAGATGGTCAAAGCTTCCCACAAGCTGATGGTTTAGCAAATCAATACCTTCAGACTAATGGTGCTGGGCAGTTAGCATGGTCCTCAGTTGTTTCAACTATCATTATTAGTGCTGACTCAGGCACAAATGATGTTGTCAACACTGGAGAGACAATTTCCTTTGCGGGTGGTAATTTAATTGATACAACTGTATCAAACAACTCATTAACATTTGACGTTAATGATTCACAACTTTATGCTAAGTTCTCTGCAACAGATACAGCAGGTCATGGTGCATTCTCTTACAACAACTCAACTGGCGCATTTGCTCATACACGTGTTACTTCTGCTGATGTACGTGGTGATATTTCCGTAACAGATACTGGTGGCGATGGTTCGTTATCATATGCTACATCTACTGGTGTAATTACATACACAGGTCCTTCTGCTTCTGAAGCACGAGCTCACTTCTCTGCTGGTACTGGTGTAACAATTAACAACGGTCAGATTTCAATTGGACAGCCAGTTGGAACATCAGATAACGTTACATTTGGTAATGCTACTGTTGCTAACTTGACGGTTAATGGTACTACAACTACAGTTAACTCTTCTGTTGTTACTATTGATGACCCCATCTTTACTTTGGGTACTTCTGCTTCAAGTGGCACAGATGATAACAAAGACCGTGGTATTGAATTTAGATACAACGATGGAGCCGCAAGAATTGGTTTCATGGGTTGGGATGATTCAGCTTCTAGCTTTGCATTGTTAAAGAATGCTACTAATACAAGTGAAGTATTCTCTGGAACTGCAGCTGATTTAACTGTCGGTACCGTTACAGGTACTGAGTTCATCGGTCTTATTGACGGTGGCACATACTAGTCATTATTTGGTAACAATATAAAACCCTCCCTATTTTTATAGGGAGTATTTCCTCTATAGGAGTTCGTAATGGCTACAAGAGTAGTACTAAAGAAGTCATCAGTTGTTGGCAAAACGCCATTACCTGCTGATCTACAATACGGTGAGTTTGCAATAAACTATGCCGATGAATTATTATATTTCAAAAACACATCGAATGTTATCAAATCATTCTCCACATCTGGTGGCAGTGCATCATCTGGTGGTGCAGTTACGGGATCATTTTCAACACATACAGGCGATGGTAGTACCACAGTATATGCTATAGGATCCACACCAGTTTCTATCAATAATGTATACGTTACAATTAACGGTGTATCTCAAACACCAACCACAGATTTCACAATATTATCATCCAATCTAACATTCACTTCAGCCCCACTTAGTGGTGATGACATTGTTATACGTGATAATCGATCAGTATCTTCTACAGTAGCTCTAACAACAAATACACGATATCATTACATATTCACAGCATCTACTACAGTTATTACGGGTGTAGATGATAATGGCCTGACACTTAATGTAGATGAACAGAATGTATTTTTATTCCTTAACGGCTCTAAGTTAATCCACGGTGATGATTATACGGTAGCAACAGGTGGTGCTACTATAACATTAGTTGCTGCTGCTGCAATCGGAGATGAGCTAGAAATACAATCATTAGGCTCTGCTTCAGTATTGAAGATTGAAGATGCAGAAGAGTTAGGATTACTACACTCTATTCAAGCAACCTTTAGATCAATAACAAATAGTACAGCACAAGTAACTCTATGTGAAGTGCCCATAGCGAGCTTTCAATCCTGTAGATATACAATATCTGTTAAGACCACGGCCGGTATTCATATGACCGAGATTATGTCAATACATGATGATGTTGATGTATACACTAATGAATTTGGTGAGATTATATCTGGATCATCGTTAGGAACATTCACTGCTGATATAAATAGTAGTATGATGAGATTGTTGGTGACACCAGCTTCGGGCGTCTCAACCACATTCACCGTACATAGAACAGGAATAGAAACATAATGGCCTTGCGTAAATCCAGAGCATTTAGATTCGCTCAGTTAATGAGAAAGATGGCAATTGACGATAATGATCAATTAACTATCAAAACAGTTGCTCCAGTTGCGGCCACCGACGTCGCGAACAAGTCTTATGTTGACAACGTTGTGTCAGATATGACTTTTGGTGCACCAGCTACTTTGGATACACTGAATGAAATCGCTGATGCGATGAACAATGACCCAAACTTTATTGATACGCTAGTTCCTAAGACGTCGGCACAAGCATTATCTGCTGGCACTAATGCCCTTACTATATCAGGTTCTACTATCACCCTTACACGTGGTGATGGAACAACTGATACTATTACTGTGTCAACTGATAATAACTATTTAGATTCAGCGTCGTTTAGTACTGCTACTGGTAATCTAGCATTAGGTCGTAATGGACCATTAGCTGATATTAACGTCGATCTGGATGGTAGATATTTACAATCAGAGACAAATACTACATTAAGTATTAATGCTAATACTCTAACGTATACATCTGAAGATGGTACTGTATCAAACATCGATCTAAGTTTATATTTGGATGATACAAACCTTGCAAAATTAGTATCTGGTACATTGAATGCTGCTACAGGAGTAGCTACATTTAGTAGAGATGATGCATCCACATTTACTTTAGATCTATCATCATTATTAGACACTAATACATGGCGCTCTATTTCAGATAGCGTTTCATCTACTAGCACAACTGTATCAGCATCATCAGCTGCTGTTAAGGCAGCCTACGATAGATCTTGGCCCAACACTACTTATACAGTAGGTGATGGTGGTTTAACCACTAAAGATTTCACCACAGCTTTAGCCACTAAACTAGGTAATATTGAAACTGCAGCTACCGCAGACCAGACCAAGGCCGATATCGAAGGGTTGGGTATTGCTGCTAGTTCTATTACTGGAGCATTACCAGCTATCAGTGGTGCTAACTTAACCAACCTACCGATCACACCAGCAGGAACAGCAGACTTTGTTGCTTCTGGTACATTGCCTAATGGTGCTCCTGTAGTATTGAAGTCTGATGGTACTGTTGTTACTGCTGCTCCAACTATTACGCAGGTAGCTGAAAGTATTCCTGCTGGAACTGAAGTTGTACTTAATAACTATTCCAATAACAGAATAGCCTTTGACCCTAACAACGCTGACAAGTTTATCCTGTCATATAACGATCCGAGTAACTTAGACTATGGTAAAATAGTAGTAGGTACAGTTTCAGGAACTACTATTACCTTTGGGACTCCCGTTGTGTTTAATGCAAAAGCTACCTATTACATAGCCACAATAGCCTTTGACCCCAATACAGCAAGTAAGTTTGTTATAGCTTATAAGGATGGGGGTAACTCAAACTATGGCACAGCCATTGTAGGTACAGTCTCAGGAACTTCTGCTACCTTTGGAACTGAGGTTGTATTTAATTCAGCGGAGACTGATTATTCCTCAGTATCATTTGATCCAAATACTGCAGGTAAGTTTGTTATTAGTTATCAAGATGCTGGTAACTCATACTATGGTACATCAATAGTAGGTACACTTTCAGGAACTTCTGTTACTTTTGGGACTCCCGTTGTGTTTAATACGGGTACTACACAAATGATCATATTATCATTTGATCCTAACACAGTAGGTAAGTTTGTTATCTCTTACAGGGATTGGGGAAACTCAGGGTATGGAACTGTTATAGTAGGTGCACTTTCAGGAACTTCTACTAGCTATGGAACTGAGGTTGTATACAACGCAACCAACACCTTTTACCCATCTGTAGCCTTTGATCCTAACACAGCAGGTAAGTTTGTTGTATCATATCAGGATCGAGGTAACTCAAATTATGGTACAGCCATTGTAGGTACACTTTCAGGAACTTCAGCAAGTTTTGGAACTGAGGTTGTATTTAATGCATATGGTACCTATGAGCCAAAAATAGCATTTGATCCTAACACAGCAAGTAAGTTTGTTATAGCTTATGGTAATGAGGGTGATGGGAACAAGGGCACCGCTATAGTAGGCACAGTTTCGGGAACTTCTGTTACTTTTGGGACTGCGACTATATTTCTTGCAGGTAACACTTATGCCCCTTCAGTATCATTTGATCCAAATACAGCAGGTAAGTTTGTTATAGCTACTAAGGAGAATGGTAACTTAGATAAAGTTAGGGCAGTGGTATGTCAAATGGCTGCAACAGTATCAACACCTAACCTAACCTCAACCAACTTCTTAGGCACTTCAACTGATGCCTATACAGACACCCAAACAGCAACCATAATGCTCCAAGGTGGAATCTCAACCAATCAAACTGGCTTAACAATAGGCTCAACCTATTATGTTCAAACAGATGGAACACTATCTACTATAGCAGGTACTCCAAGTGTGGAAGCAGGCAAAGCTTTATCTGCGACCTCACTGTTATTAAGTGTGCCTGTTGACGGCACACCTGGTGCTACCGGTGCAACTGGAGCCACAGGTGCTGCTGGTA